TCGCAACAAACTTTCGACACCTGCTGTCCAACAAGAATTTCCCCTCGGGGATTAGTGCCGACTGGAGTCGCTACCTTAGGCACCCACACTATCTCTTCGGGGGTAGTGTGGTTTTTCTATCAAAAATATCGACGGTCGCACTGTATTTCTTTTTACACATACTAATTACTTTCAATACCGCACCGAATCTTCTTGCGTAATACTGCTCAACAACGTCAGATTGATAATACGTTTTTATGTGCCAACCGTCGTAGTTTTCTATGACAATAATGTTGTATGGTTTTGATACAAACGGGCTTTCTTGTTTAACAAATTCACGTGTTGTTTTTGTAACGACAATATCCTTTTTATTGAAAAGATACTTTGGCCTGCTACAAACATCGCAGGTTCTCCAACGTGCTATGTGTAAGATACAACCACATTTCTTGCACCTATTCTTTGGTCCAGTCTTTGCACAATATGGCTTCTTGTACCGCTTCATACACATAGTATAGGCGTACAACTTCGTATCACAAACCGAGGGTGTGGATAAACCGCTTGTGTATGCTTGTAGGCGTTATAATATGAGTATGGCTCAAAAAGTTCCAACAAAGAACCCATACGAGTCCAAGACAATCATTGGTGCGGTAGTAATGCTCATCGCGTATCTTGCACAAGCAAATGGATACGAAATTGGTGAGGGTGAAATTGCAACCGTGATTGAATCGGCAATCGGTCTTATCGGTGCTGCGCTCGTAATCTACGGACGTATTACCGCTAAGTCGAAGGTCGTCTGGACGGCAAAGTAACGACCCCCGCCTAGTCGTCGGGTAGTGTGACATAGCGTCGTTACGAGAAGCGACTGTTTTCGACGTTCTCTACAAATATATAAAATACAAATCATTCATTCTTGGTTTAATTGTTGGCTCGGCTGTATTTACTAATCATGTTTACGCAGAAGCCCCAATAATTGAACAACCAGTAGTTGAAGTTCCAAAGACACCTCGTCAGTTAGTTGATGAACTCTTCGGGAAAGACGCAGATAAGATGTGGCTGACATTCGGTTGTGAATCTGGACACCAACAGTTTTGGGCAGACGGTACGCCAAAGGCTTCTCCAACAAACGATTTCGGTTTTGCTCAGATTAACCGAAAGGTGTGGCACGAAAAATCAATCGAACTAGGTCTTGATTACCAGAACTCTCTTGAAGATAATTTGCTTATGGCAAAGTACGTCTACGAGGTTCAGGGAATCAGTGCTTGGGTATGCGCTCATAAACTTGGTATTGTGTAGTGTCCTTAGTTGTCCCCAGAGAGACCCCGAAAGGGGTTTTTCTTTTTGGCGTGATAGACTATTTAAGTCAGGTAGATAGAAAAACCACCCGCCAGTTCAGAGGAGAGGGTGGTATTTCTTTTACCTAGGTTGGGTTTGTTTACGCTACCCTCGCGGTTATTCAGTTTCCCAAATCACCAAACGCACGAGCGAACACAGTTCACAGTTTTATATTACCACGTCTTTTGTCTTTTGTCAAGTAGACCATGGCTTAGTCATACTACTTGAATCTGACACGAAGTCAACTTATCCACAGGCATTGACTTGCCCCTCTGTAATGGTTGTATACTTGGAACGACGGTACAACAGAATACCTACTTGGTAGGCGTGTGGGGGGTAATGTTGAGCGCACGAAAATTGCTCGACGGATTAAAGCGACGCGGAGAAATAGTTTCCAATCGCAATCTCTAAAAGTTAGTTCCGAACCGTAATGGGGGTTTGGGGGAGATTTGCTCAACGAAAAAATAGTTTATGAATACAGTTACTAAATCTAAGAAGATACAGAGGATTGAAGGGATATTGAATAGATTGTTGGAGAAGAAAGAACTGACAGAAAGAGAAAAGCATTACGCGAATAAGTTATGTAGAAGATTGGGAAAGAAGTTCGTGTTTGGTGGTTTACGTAAATATGAACGACGCGCGCCACGTAAATACGAAATCTACATAAACAGTCAGTGGTGGGAGAAAAGAAAAAACCTGTACTTTCAGAGTCATAAACGTCAGTGCCTTAATTGTGGTTCTTTTGCCTTTATTGAATTGCATCATCTGAAATATAGAGCGTCTGAATTTGGCTACGAAAAAGACGAAGACCTCGCACCTCTTTGTTGTCGGTGTCATAAAAGTTTCCACGAACTATTTGGAGTTAAGAAAGACAACCTTAAAGAGTTCCAGTTGTGGTTATCCACAGGTAAATAAAACAAGAAAATATTTAACTTGTATACTGGCTAAGTTAAATAAATAAAACTTAATGAAATATCTTGACTTATTTACTGGCATAGGAGGATTCACATATGGAATCGAAAAAGCATTTTGTAATGCTCACGGAGGTGCGGTCGGAGGAAGCAAAACGAATCCGTCGAGAGACGAAGGACAGGGACTTCTCACCAAGGAGGGGGAAGATTCTGGTACCGAGGAAAGACCAACTGGTGAATGCACTGCAAACGTCGCTCACAAAAGACCACTATGTGTTGGTTACTCCGAAATCGACAAGTACGCCTCAGCAATCTACCAATCCCACTACCCAACCCATCACAACTATGGAGACATCACAAAAATCGACGCGACAACCCTCCCAGACTTCGACCTACTCGTTGGAGGCTTCCCGTGCCAAGCATTTAGCATCGCGGGTAAACGCCTTGGATTTGACGACACACGGGGCACACTCTTTTTTGAAGTCGCTCGGATTCTCAAAGAAAAGCAACCACGAAACTTCGTACTGGAAAACGTCAAAGGACTGCTATCTCACGACGGTGGAAGAACTTTCAAAACCATCATCTCCACGCTTGCAGAACTGGGGTATGGTGTCGAATGGCAAGTGCTTAACAGCAAGGATTTCGGGGTGCCGCAGAACCGAGAGCGCGTCTACATTGTCGGACATCTTGGAGGACTCACCGAACCAAAAGTATTTCCTATCGGAGGAGATGGTGAAGAAACTAATGCCATCCACCAACTAAACCAGCCAAAGCATTCTAACGACCGTGTGTACAGCGCAGATGGTATCAGCCCAACACTCAACACTATGCAGGGTGTGAACAGACAGCCGTTTATTGTCGGAGGCTTACAAAAACATCAGACAGTAAGAGAAGATGGAATATCTCCGTGTCTCACGACTGCAATGGGACAGGGTGGAGGACAGACTCCTATTGTGTGGGGTGAAGAAATAAAAATTAGACGCCTTACGCCAACCGAGTGCGAACGCTTGCAAGGTTTCCCAGATGGGTGGACTGCATCAGTCAGCGACACGCAGCGGTACAAGTGCTTAGGCAATGCTGTTACTACAAATGTCGTTGAGGCTGTTATTAGAAAATTGTACTCGTAGTAGTTATAAAAACTAAAATGAACAAAATATATATAGTTACGTCTGGTTCATATTCTGACTACCAGATTAACGCAGTTTTTAGTACGCGCGAACTTGCACAAAAATATGTAGACAAATTTGAAAGCACGGATTACCGAGTAGAAGAACACGAATTGGACACTGGCACTCGTAATTACGACAAATCTTTGTATCACGTTTCGGCAACATATACGGAGGGAAGTCGGTCGGGTATTTCGTCTAATGATAGATGGGAGAGTGTCTATTTTTACGAAGAAACAACTGAGGCCGTTCCTATCTCTGTAGAAGAAAAAAATACCAGTCACCTCAAACGCATGAGAAACTTTTCTGGTATTGTTCACGCAAAAGATAAAAAACACGCTCTAAAAATTCTCGGTGAGTTCACTTTCTCGTATAACACACAGAACCCTCTTCCTTGGCTTAAATAATTGTCCACACCTAACTGTTTACACATTTAGTGTATAGGGACATACTTACTGTATTAGTAATAAAACACGCACAACTCGTCGGTGATATGGCGAGAAGTGGAATGTAAATGTATGGAAGAAAAAGAATTGGCTGAAATGGTTTCTAATTCACGCTTGCTGTTTTACGGCGAGATGGATTCATTCCTTGGAGATTACCTAAAAGATTTCTTTTCTCGTGAGATACGAGATGTCGGGTTTAGTGATGATAATTCTATTAACAACGTAACTTGGTGGTTCTGTATATCGTGGCTGGTATCTATTGATTGTATTGAATACGGAACTTCACCAAGAGGCGGTTGGCTCACAGAAAAAGGAGAAGCACTCAAAAAGTACGTTCTTGAAAATGAAAACCCAATAGAAAAACTTATTGAAATAGACCAACAGTTTAATTAAACATGATAACAACACGAACAATCTCATTCCGCACACACAAAGACGAAGAGAAAGAGTTTTCAAATATTTGTGCAACGGTTGGAGTAACTAAATGTGAAGCGTTGAGAAATCTATTGTCAGAGTTTTTAGAGATGTATGCAGACGAGAGAGAATTAGCGGTTAGAGTAATACGGAAATAAAATGATTTACCCAAGAGGAATGAGTCCAAAAGAAGAATTGGAGGAGTTGAGAAGAAAAGAGCAAGAGAAAAACGAAGAGAGAGAACTTGAATACAAGATTCAGAGCATTAGTTCTGAGTATTTGGAACAACGTATCAAAACAAGAATCTCAAATCTTGCAGTTAAGATTGCATACGCACAGAACGAATACGATAGAGGGGGGTTAGCTAAGAAAATTGAATTCCTTATGAAGATAAAAGATAGTCTGTTCGATTAGTTATCCCCACCCATATTGTTTACACATTATAGGCAACGTATACAATGTGGGTATTAGAGGTTAAACAAAAAGTATGCAACTTGTATTCCAAAAAACACCGCAGTATCAGGCAAAGAAATCACCAAGATTGACGGTACAAGAATAATCCACAACGAACACTGCTTCGCATTCACACTACCAAACGGTAGCGCATGGGAAGACAACAGTAGAGTTTATGGAAGCACGGACACCAGACGGTACATTACAGGCGGTAATTAAGAAATAGACATGTTCGATAAAATCCTTAACTTTGTAATCACTGCTTGCCTTATTGCAATTCTACTTTGTCTTGCTGTTGGTGCGATTGTAATGACGTACGCATTTTCAATTAACATGCTAACCAACTAACATGCTCAAATCAGGACAATTCGCACTCGTAACAAACGACTGCGTGGTACGAAAGGGAGAGACGGTGGAGTTGGTAAACACGTTTTGTAATTCTGTTGGGAATAGATGCAGAAAAACGTGGCTTTGCTGGTACAACAACGTAAAAGTTGAAATTGAAGAATCAAACCTCACACCAATCAAAGCAGAGAGGTGGAAGCCAGAGGTTGATGAATGGTATTACACCATTGACGATATCCCTTTTAGAGGTAGGCACCTTTGGAGGGGAGACGATATGGATATCTGCCATTACGAAAACTACAACGTATTCAAAACCGCCAAGGAACGAGACGCAGAAGCCGAAGCAACATTAGCAGACCGTAAAGCACGGTTGGATAAGTAACTATGAAAAAGCGCATTATTAGATTCGGTAAACACAAGGGAAAGACGTACCAAGATGTTCCATCTGATTACCTGCAATGGTTGTGCGATTTGCCGAACAACGGTCGTCGCAAACCGTTTCCCGAACGAACGTGGGCTAGACAGGAATTAAAAAGGCGTGAAGCAGAACTACTACAATGACCCAACCAACACACGAACAACGATTGAGAGAGGAACTAGACACGTTCCTAGGACACTACGGCGTAGGTCGATTTCTGTCGCACCCACCGTCTTTGACTCGGCATTTGATGGATAAATTCAAACGATACGAGGAAGCAAAACACCGCGAGTTTGTGAAAGAGGTTAGGAACACCATTCAGAGTATATCAGACTCATTGCCTAGCGATGATATTTGGAATGACCACGAAAATGGCCAATACCAAACCGTTAAAGAAATCCTCTCCATGCCCCTACTCCAATTAGAAGAAACTAACGAGAAGTAATGAAACTAAGAATATCAGGCGCACTGTTCGCAACATCGCTCATTTCATGGGGATACCTTTTGTGGAATCACTTTCCACAAGAATCATGGGTAATATTTACAGCCGTCTATGGATTGATGGTCGTAATTTTTATCGAAGTATCTGATATGTACTACTAATGAAAACACCACGAGACAAAATCATAGAAGTATTGGATAGGTTTTTCCCTAGGAAAGAAGTTGTTGAATACATTGCAGATGAGGTTTTGAAAATTGTGGTTGGGGAGATAGAAAATGAGATGCCGAATGCTTGGTTTCCAAACAGCGCACTACACTTGAAAAAGAGGTACATGGAAGACATCATCACATCACTCACACAAGGCACTACTAGCACTAAAAAAGAAGAATGAACGCACAAGAAGCACGTGAAATAGTTATCCCCATAGCACCTATTGGCGAGTAATACAGTGGTGGTAAACTATTAGTTGGTAGCACACGTTCGTACATTTAATCTGTGGCGGTGCGAGTAATCTAGCAGACGAACCACAACGGGATTGCGTGGTGATAATGTATCCCTCTCGTTGCCCCACAGACTAAGTGTATGAACAACGTTTTGCCGACATCGGGAAAACGATAATCGAACATCACAGGGGCGGTCGGTCGTGAGATGGTGTCGTAATACCCAATAAGGCACGGATTATTTCATGGAGAGATAATATCATTTGCATCTGTATCGACCCCGCCTGTGGTGTTTGAACCACCGTAGTTGCACTTTAATCAAGTAGTAATAAATAATTACTCTATTGCCGATAAATGTGCCGTGGGTTGCTCCCTACCAGTACAATCGTGCAGCTACGTATTGCCTTGTCGTCTAACGGCAGGACTATATTATGTTGTAACTATAAACTAGGTACGATATAATATAGGTATTCCATCGTGGGGTAACGGTAGCCCGCTAAACTTTGGATTTAGAGATGCGCGTCCGATTCGTGCCGATGGAACAAATATATGCAAAAGAGAAACATTAAAGAGAAGATTATCGAAAGAATTAAACAAGGAAAAAACCTCCTTGAAATTACAAGAGAATTTAATTGTGCAAAATCGACAGTATCTCACCACGCGAAAAAGATTGGCCATAAATTTCCAAAGAGCAGACCATTTGCTATATACAGCAAACTTGACTGGATTCGTGTTCAAGAACTGGTAGACCAAGGAAAGACATTTAACCAAATAAAAAAGGAAATCGGTATCTGTTCTGCAACCCTCACAAACGCAAAAAAGAGAGGACTTTTCAAAACAAAAAAACTTCCAGTCCAAATGAGTCTAAGTGAACTAGAAGATAACTTTGATGGGAAAAGAGCCGTATGTCACATAAGAAGACTTTTCAAAAATAAACTAAAAGAATTACACGGTTGCAAATGTTCGATGTGTCAAAACGAGGATTGGCTTGGTAAAAAACTATCACTAGAACTAGACCATATAGACGGTAATCCGTTTAACAACAAAGCAAGCAACATGCGTCTTATCTGCCCAAATTGTCATAGCATCACAGATACATGGAGAGGTAGAAATACTTTACTAGCAAGAATGAAGAAAGACCAAAAATAGTCATCGGGGTTCGAATCCTAGCGAGGCAACATGATAAAAACAAATAACTTATTCGGAGATGCGATAGATAGATACAAGTCCCAAAAGAAAGTAGCACGTTCAGCACGAGATGAAATTATAAACGCCTTTGTCGAAGGTATAAACAATGAGAGAAAATCGACAGGATTGAAACCGTTGAATCCGAGAGTGATTGCTGTGTTAATCAACAAGAATCCGTTTCTTGCGAACAGTGTGAGTGAGTGTTGGAACCTTTACAACGAGTGCAAAAAGAACGGAAATTATAAGAAGTTTTGGTGGGTCGTTAAACCAAAGAAACCTGTGGATAACTCGGTTGACGACATATTCTGAACGTCTATACTAATAGTAGGTTATTGAATTGACAACTGGGTTTTTTGTTTTTCCCAGTCTTCCGAGGAGCTTACCTCCTCCATTTGTTCCTCACGGAACTCGGTTGTCAGTTCAATAGCCCATTACAAAAAACAAATAAAAACATGTTTGTAAAAATTCAGGTCATGGATAACAACACGACCACAGTCAGAGAGTCAATTTATAAATACCAAGGTCAGGATTTCGGTGAGATTGTAGAAAAGTTGGCTGAAGAAACAGCAGAACACCTCTCAAACCGCCGTAAGGAATGGCTAACAGAACGCAAGTTGTCTGAATCAAGTATTCAGTACGACGAGAGCGGCGATGAGTACGTTGTTATCGAAGGTTACGAAGACTTTGTAGACGGCGAAGGTGTAGACCACCCATCACACAAAGAGTATCTTCCAAACTACATTAACAAGTTGTATGCGTAAGCCATTTGTCCCTAGTCCTTACATGGTTGTTGCGATGCTACGCAAAGCACGACGCACAAAGGATTGGTTTAAGATGAAGAAAGCCGCACATATGGCAGAGTCGATGGGTTCCCACGCATTTGACTACAAGCCAGACGACGATGTTTTCATCACACAAGGAGACGTGAAAGAGAATCAGTATCCAGGAGTAGATTTATCAGATTACGACCATAATGACCCTTACTAATATGCAAGACATATCACACAGACAGTTAAAGGACAAGGCAATCGTTCTAAAAGGAAAGAACTACGTTCAGGTAGTAGACCGCATCAGATTCTTTAACGAGAATTATCCGAAGGGTTCGATTACAACTGATGTTGTTCAGATACTTCCAGGAACAAACGCAACCTACGTTGTTAAGGCAACAATAGACACGGGAGAAGGTCAGAAGTTCTGCGGTCATTCACAGGCTACAATGGGTACAAAGGGTGCGAACATGGAAGCCGCACTCGAAAACGCAGAGACTTCTGCTGTTGGTCGCGCTCTCGGAATGATGTGTATTGGAGTGATTGATTCAGTCGCTTCAATAGACGAAATGAAGAAAGCAAAGGTTGACGGTACAGAAGACATAAACATTAACGATATATTCTAAACACATGGAAATTAAGATTTACCTCGCAAAGAACAACAAGAAGGAGAAGCCAACGCACCCAGACCTTCGATTGTCCCAGATTACAGAAGACGGTGAGTTCCTCGACATCGGTGCATTGTGGCTTTCAAAAGACCCGAACAAGAAGTCGTACACAGGTCGCATTGATATGGACAAGGTGCAACTCGGTCCAAAGCCAGTGGAGGAGCCTGTCGAAGACGCGGACCTCGCTAAGGTTGCAGCAGTGTTTGAGACACCAGCACCAAAGGTAGACAACTATCCACCTAGCGCAGAGATGCCTGGATTCTAAATGAGAATCAAGACGGACAAAGCAGACGCATTGTTCTCGAAGATGATTCGAGAGAGAGACAACTGGACATGCGTATTCTGTGGAACCGTCTATACGCCACCTACAACTGGACTGCAATGCTCTCACTTCTGGGGAAGAAGTAACAAAGCAACACGCTTTGCGCCCTCTAATTGTGACGCGCTGTGCTACGGTTGTCACGTCAGGCATGAAGGAAACAAGCAAGGTTATTATCGGGACTTTAAACTAAAACAACTTGGAACTAAGGAATACAAAGCTCTCGAAAAGCAAGCACGCACTCCTGCGAGCTACGGGAAGAAAGAAAAGAAAGAATGCTTCAAGGTCTTGCAAGCCCAATATGCAAATCGTGAGCATTTCAGACCAAACTGGTCAGGCTGGATTCCAGATACCGAGTGAGTTTCTGTTTGAGTACCGCGGTAAGTTCTTTCTCTCAATGGAAGGAGCAATCTCTCTCCTCAAAGCACTAGAAGTTGACGCAGAGTCAATAGTTGCTAGTATCATGGACAGAGAAGTTGCTCAGGAGTTAGTCAGTGAATATTACAACAACGTAGAAACTAAATATCAAATCAAATGAAAACAGCAATCGTACTCGCACTTATTGTTATCGCAGGACTCTTCGTCTATCAAGATGTAAACGGTTCAACCGCACTCTATACAAAGGGTAAGGTAACTGTTGAGAAGTTTGAGGACAAGACAACTAAGGCAACGTGTTACGTTCTCTCGAACGGCAATGGTCTCTCTTGCGTAAAGTAAGACTATAATAGAAGGTATGGTCACATACCGAGGAGAGAAATTCTCAGGCTACAACAAGCCAAAACGTACACCAAGTAACTCGAAGAAGTCGCATGCGGTTCTTGCAAAGGCAGGAGACCGTGTGCGTCTTATTCGTTTCGGTCAGCAAGGAGTATCTGGTTCGCCAGACGGCTCAAAGCGTAATCAGGCGTTCAAAGCACGACACGCAAAGAATATCAGTAAGGGTAAAATGTCTGCCGCGTACTGGGCAAACAAAGTTAAGTGGTAAGTTATCCACACCTTGAAGAAATGCCACTTATGTGGTATTTTTTTAATATATGAAGAAAAAGATTCTTGTTGGTAATGAAGCTCGCGCAGCATTAATGGCAGGTATTAATTTCGTTGGTGACACACTCGGTAGAACACTCGGTCCCAACGGTAAGAATGCAATCTACGGCGATAGATTCCGTACACCGACCATCACAAACGACGGTGTATCAATCGCAAAGCAAATCGAACTAACCGACGACGCACAGAATCTTGGTGCTAAGACCATGATTGAAGTGTGCCAGAAGACCAATGACCGTGCAGGAGACGGAACAACAACGTCTGCTGTCATCGCACAGAAACTTGCAAACACAGTCAATGACTTGATTGCAGATAACGGATTGGTAATCACAAAGAAGCCCAACGTCTTGGAGATTCGCACCAAGATTGAGAAGGAGCGCGAACAGGTCGAGGAACTGTTGAATAAGTCAGCACGTCCTTTGAAGAAGGGTGAGTTGGCTACTATTGGTCGTGTATCAATGGAGAACGAAGAACTTGGAAAATTGGTTGCCGATGTTGTCGAGAAGGTCGGTGCAGATGGTTCAGTAAACGTCGAGGAAGCAGAGCAGAAGGATATAACGGTTGAATACAAAGAAGGTATTGAGATTCCTCTTGGACTCTACACACCGTTGATGGCCAACAAGAAGGACGGAACATTCAAGCAAGACAATCCAAAGATTATCGTAACAAGCCACAAACTTACAGCGATTGCGCAGGTTCAGAAGATTGCACAAGAAGTTGCGAATACCACGCCTGAGTCGGCACTCATTATTGTTGCCCCTGAGTTTGACCCGTCAATTATTGCCGCTTGTGTAGCCAACAAGATTCACCAAGGATTTGTAATCCTGCCTGTTAGATACTACGAGTCATACCAAATGGAACTCGCAGAAGATATTGCGGCTAAGACGGGAGCAACATTTATTCGTCGAGAGACAGACCGTCTTGAAGATGTGCTTCTATCATCGCTTGGAACGTGTGATTCTCTTTCAGTTGTTGATGACCGCACAACATTTATTGGTGCAAAAGCAGATGTATCAGAGCAAATCAAAAAGATTAAGGCGGTAAAGCCAAAGTCAGAATACGATAAGGCTCAACAAGAAGAGCGCATCGCTTCATTGAAGGGCATGGTTGCAACAATTAAGGTGGGAGCAAAGACTCACCAAGAGCGTACCTACTTGAAGTTGAAGATTGATGATGCTGTGTGTGCATGTAAAATGGCTGCACGTTCTGGTGTTGTGCGTGGTGGTGGACTTGCTCTATACAATATCGCAGACCAATTCGAGATTCTTAAAGACGCTCTCAAGGCACCGCACGAAAAGATTAAGGAGAACGGTACCAAGACTATCCCTGAATGGGTGTATGACCCCGTTGATTCAGTAAAGGTTGGTTTAGAAAACGCCTGTTCGGTTGCGTCGTTGGTACTTACCACAGACATACTTATTGCAGAAGTAGAAGACGAGAAGGCTTAGTTTTTTTAAACGGCTAGTTGGTTGTCATTTCTCGCAGCGTAGTCGCGCGTCGATTTGAAATCCAACTAATTGTAGAAACTATAAATCTGTGTATCAAATTCATTTACCGATTTTTGGATTTGAAGTCGGGGTGGGGGTGATGTTTCTGTGGAAGTACTAGCCAACATAACTTGCATGTTGTCAAATTGTATGGTGTAGTATCTTGACATGGTGTATATTGTGTTGTGTAATGCGTGTATGCCTGATATTACGTTGCGGCTATACCACAACGGCACGCCAACACTTCGCCACGCTTCACATACGCCCCGTAGCGTGAAGTAAATATGAATCATGTAGGGTAGTAGCACCCCATGTATTTACGTTCTTTATACGGGCAAATAACGCAAAAACCGCCACCCCTGAAAAGGGATAGCGGTCTACGCGTAAAGCGGACTCGGTGCTATACAATGGATTACTCGCAAAACTTCGTTAGGGCGTAGCGGTACGAATCTACCACGGGAATACCCGCCTCGCGTGCTACTCGCATGACGCTATCGACACCCGTACCACCCGCGCGAGCGATTGCTTCCGCGATGAATAACTTTTCTGGTGGTACGATGCCCGCGTGCTTCCGTAGTATCAACTTTGATATAGCGCGGGCGAGTGCCGTGGAGGTTTTGCAGTAGCCATAACCCCCAGCGCGTTCGAGTATCGTATCGCTAAATCCCTCCCATGCGGTAGCCACGCCTTGACGTGAGTACGTTACGGGTACGGCTTTAACATCGCCGTCTATACGAATAAGGAAAATCTCATCACGCTGGCTTGCTGGATTTTTCATTGTTTTTTATTTAACTGTAAATGTGCGCGGGTAGTATCCCGCATCAATGCCCCTAGTGTAAAGGGCATTTGTGCGAATTACTAAACCGCTATTTCTCGCAATTTTTCAAGCTCTTCTTCCGTGAAGAATCCTGAAACGTCTTTCCACTCTTGGCAAACTGCCGCGTATAGTTTCTGTATTTTGCTAGTCTTCTCACCGTCGAGTCCGAATTCATCTACAAATTCATCTATCGATGACGCGGGCTCGTATTTCTGGATACACGATAGGACGTCGTACGAGCTGACAATTTTTGAGTATCCTTCGTTTGTGTTGTTGATTGAATCACCAAACACAATCGAAAAGAATTTTCCTCCGTCGCGTGTGAATGTTACTTGGTATCTATCTCTCTTTTCTTTGTCATCGTCAAAGTGTTTACCCTTTCCTAGATATGTGCATGACTTACGCACCCCTATACCGAAGAGATAATCTGAAACGACTTTATCGTACTTTACATATTTTGGATAGTTCATGCTAGAAAATTACGATTGCTAGAATTGCAAGCCCGAACACTGCTGCAATGGTCACCAATTCACAAACACCCGTAAAGGTATCGCGAATGATGCGAGCAAGGCGGGAGCGTGTACGCTGACCTGATACAGAACGATTGAATAGATATTTAAGTTTCATGTTTGTTTGTTACCTCTAACTTTTATACTATATACCCTATGCCTAATAGCAACAAGGGGAGTTATCCACATGTTCACAATGGGACACGGTAATTAGTTAGTGTCAATTAACTCAAAATGTGCCTTGATTGTGCGGTATGTGTTCATGGTGCCGCACTTGCAATAGTCATAGAACTCTTCCACGGTTTCAGGCTCAACGGTGCGCAGGTCTAACTCCTCGGAATCCTTCGATTGAAAACCGTCAAGCGTTGCTCCGCACTTTTTGCATGGTGCCGTGAATCTCACCCAGTTAAACATTCCCATGTTAGTTGGTGTCAAATCGTACGGCTTCGAGTGTGATTGTGCCCTTGCCGTTGATTGGTTCAACTGTCCAGCGGTCTTTACCGTATGCAGGCTTATAATCGAGTACGCGAACGCGAACCTCGCACCATGCGCTACCCGTGCCTAGGATTGCTGTTGCTTCTTGGCCAATGCGTTTGAGTTTATCGGTCATCGTTGCGTTGATTAATCAATCTGGTAATAGCACGCTCTAGGGCGTTACTTGCTGCCCTACGTGTCGCATATCCTCGCGTACTCTTTACGCCGTTGAGAATGTAACCATAGTCGCCGTGTATGCTTCCACTGTTTTCGATTGGACGCAACACACGAGCTTCAATCTTTTGCTTTGTTTCCATACGTTTGTTTATTGGTTGATTCTCAAATCTTCTTTGACTCGCTTTTCGGTATCCTTCCACGTTATATCGCCGCAAGCATCTGAGTACAGTTCGATTGCATCTTTGACGAATAAGGGGAGTTTCTTTTGCAATCTAGCACCCTGCACAATCGCTAGAACAAATAATCGCTCTTGCTTGTAGTCCATATGTTTGTTTATTGAGTAACCTCGGGACTCATGCAGTATATCCCTATCCCTGATAGTGTCAATGGATGAGTTATCCACAGCAGCAAAACACACAACAATAAAAGGTAATTGTCAATAAATACATGCAGCGAATAGCGTTTATAATGGATACATAGCAAGCAATACTGTTGCTATCGTGACCCCCTGAAATCATCATAGTGCGGCAACTCGTCCGCCATCGCATCTGACCCCGTGCGCCTATCGTCCCCATAAGGGAGTAAAGGATAAAGAACCAACTGGTTTATATGAATGATGAATATAACGGGAGAATCACGACAACTAAAACGTGCAACACGGGGTCTTTATAGTACCTCAGTCAAAGGTTGACAATCCTATAATGTGTTGTACAGTTAATGTATGCGAGATATTGTCCCTGCGATGAATGTAGACAAAGCGCGTAAGATTCTATCTGACTATGCGAAAAACAATTACAACGCCAAAAAAACCTTATTGGAGAATGGATATTCTGAAATGACTGCTGCGAAAGTATCGGGAGATATAATCAAACGGGCAACACGTGCTGTTTCGTATGATGTAGCACATAAGCCATTAGGCGAGATTAGTCGAAGTGAAACGAAGCGTGCAATTGAGATTCTAGGCCTTACAGACGGTGAAGTAGCGAACACTCTCAAGAAGATTGCTACGAATGATAGAGACTACGCCTCCGCTTTAAAGGTTCTAGCAGTCCTTGCAAAAGAAATCGGTGTTAACTTAACAACCGAAGAGACAAAAACTCAACCGTTGTTAAATATCACCGTAGAATCAGGAAACAGCGACAAAGAACCAGACAATATAACTGGACATTTGTCAAGTAATGTGGTAGAGAAAACGGCTGGTGATACGGCAGCAAGTTATGTAGAGAATGTTGACGAGTGTCAAGAAGTGTTGAGTGATGGGGAGGGGGACATCGGCGAGGAGGAGGGAGAACGGTAAAGTTATGGGGAGTGGTCTCTATAAATTTTCCAAATTAAGAAATATTACACAACACAAAATGAACTTTGTCAAGATACAGAATGCAAAGGTAGATAACTTCAAGTGGACTGAATATTCTTTCTTGTTCTTTGGAAAGTATCTCTGGTACTACGATACAAAGCTTGATGAGTTGTATTCGTTCTCTCTGTGGGGAGATGGTAAACGTGTGTCTGTGAGAAACAGCAAGGAGAACTTCGAGCTTGAATGTAACTCTTTATCGTTGTTTGGCTTTACTGTTGTGTGGAGGTTTGAATCTACTGTTGTGGATTTTATTAAAGATGTTTGGAGTAAGATAACAGCATGAGTACTGTCTACGAATACTTTGTGCCTAAGAGTTTTACTGTTGAGATTACAGACTTTGACAGAAAGAAACTAACCCAGTGGGAATCAAACGGTAAATATCGAGATGAAGCGTCACAGTATCCTGTTCCCAATACTGGGTTCCATGCTCTTGTTTGGGGAAAGAAACGCGCGAATCTTTGTGTGTCTATGTGGCGTGAGTGTTTAAAGGAAGGCACATCACTCCGACACGAGTTGCTGGAGTTTCCTGACCATGTTCGTGTATTTATTGAAAAAAGCCTATGATGGATTACGAAGAGATGGGAAAAGCGTGGCTCCGTGGTGAGTTAAACATCAAGGAGTTCAATGGAATCAAACTCAATCAGAAACAGATTGATTTCATTAAAGATAAGAACCGTTTTTCTCTTATCTCGGGAGGTATGGCTTCAGGAAAGACGACAGCGTGGATAATCAAGTTCATTCTGATTACTCAATGGTTTCCTGGTACACGTATTCTTATTGGTAGAAAGACGAAGACCAATGCGATTAGTACGTTTATGAAGGACTTTGCTGATATTTGTCCTCCTGGATTGTATGAACATAAGGTTGGTGAAGCTAAGTTGATATTCACCAATGGTACTGAAGCAGTGTTCTTTGGTCTTGATGCTCTTCAAGGTGGTGGTGAGGATATTAAGAAAGCAGAACAGGAGTTGAAATCTCACAACTTCGGCTTTATATTTATTGACCAGTTGGAAGAAATCGAGAAGAAAGTCTTTGATGCTCTTAACTCTCGTATGCGTCGTAGACAGTGTAAGCACTCACCTGAACAAGATGCTACTGTTGTAAACGATAAGCAAGGAAATCCTTCGTATGAAATGTGTAATGTCTGTGGTAAGTACACGTTCATGCAGATGTGTATGACAACAAACCCTGCAAACTATTGGGGATACAACTTCTTTAAGGCAGCACCACAACCGTTCTCACACCTTGTTGAGACTTCGATGATTGATAATAAGCAATTCCTTTCAAGACAGTTCTTGGAATCTGAATTGAATAAACCAAAGATATACGTTGAGAGGTATGTGTACGGTATTTGGGATACGTCGATTATGGCTGAAGGTACTGTGTTCTATGAGGAACAGATGCGTGACCAGGAGATGTACTCGAAGACTCCTATTCGTACACTCGATGGTATTAAGATATTTGTTGAGCCAGATAATCACGAGTATCAGATTGGTATTGACCCTTCATTGGGAGAATCCGACCCATGCTTTATTGCTGTTGTTGATAAAGATACAGGAGAGTTAGTTGCTACATGGTCTGCCTACGTTCCAACACGTGCTATTACCGAGAAGGCTGTTCAGTTAGCGATGATGTACTCAAAGAAGTCTAAGCCACTTATTGTGCCTGAAGCAACGGGAGTAGGTCAGGCTCTTGTTGAAGACTTGAAAAAGGTCTACGACGAGTTGTACGTGCGTGAAGTGTTCTCTAATCGTCTTCAGAAGAAAACACAGAAGATTGGTTTCTATACAAACTTCCAGAATAAGACACTCCTTATTGAAAACTTTAAGAACCTTCTTAATCGTCAGTTCCCAAAGATTTACGATACTGCTGTAATTGGTGAGTTGAAGATGTTCCGTTATACCGATGAGGCGGCGAAGAAAGGTGCAGGTGCGCCAAATGGATTCCATGACGACATGGTTATGGGAACACTTCTTGCGTACTGGAATCTCGAAGCAAAGTACACACAACCGAAAAATACACACGAAGCAGAGGAATATATTATCTATTCGTCAGACTTTGAATAAATGGCTCTATAATAAAAGTAAATGAAACTTACTTCAGAGCAGATTTCCAAAGAGGCTATTGCTATCGTTGATAACGAAGTTACCGTCAATGAACGCGCAGTAGTACAGATTACTGACAAGGTACGCTTTGATATGCGTGACCTTATTAAAACATTCCGTAAGAACTACGCAGGTGTATTTGATAAACCATACGACCCACTCACACGTCGTAAGAAGATTTGGTATCCACTTACTGAAGAACTTGTAGACACTATTGCTCCAAAGATTAAAGTATCCACAAAGAACATTCAGTTCCGCGCAAAGAACAACAAGGGTTACGGAACAACTGAACTCGTGCGTGAGTCTGTTCGTGAATATCTAACTGGCACGTACTTTGGTGAAGATGCAGATAAGATTGCGTCAACAATTTCTATTGACGGTACTTGCGTTCTTAAAACTTGGAAGGAAGGTAAGGGTCCAATGAAGCAATCGTTGAAGCGTTCTATTGTTGATTTGCTAAATGTCTACATTGACCCGAGTGCAGAGTCGATTCAGTCAGCATATCGCTTCACTGAACGCTCTTTGATGTTTGCTGACCAACTCAAATCCATGAGTGGTTGGGTTAATACTGAAGGAGTACAAGGTGTTACTGGACTTCACATTAATGATGAGAACCTCTCAAACGGAAATGATTCAACAACTGAGTCAGTAGATGTTTACGAGATGTGGGGTAAGATTCCTAAGTATCTTGTAACTGGTGAGTCAGACGACACAGATGAGATTGATGGACATATCGTAATCTCTGGTCTCGAATCAAACGGTCCACGTCTCCATCTTATCGAACAGAACAAGAACAAGGACAACGAGGGAAACATCATCAAGCCTTACGAGGAGGTTCGTTATACAAACATGCCTGGTCGTTGGTACGGCAAGGGTATTGCTGAGAAGGTACTTATGATTCAGTTGTCGTTGAACATCAATATCAATATCAGACACAACAGAGCATATGTTTCTCAGTTGGGTCTGTTCAAGATTCGTAAAGGTGCTAACATCACACCTCAAGAACTTTCACGCCTTGGTTCAAACGGTGCAATTCTCGTCAACAACATGGACGACATCGAGCAACTTGTTATGCAAGAGGCTTCACCAGCGTCATATACAGACGAGACGAACATGCGAACCATCGCGCAGCGCATTACTTCTGCATTTGAAACTGTAACTGGTGAGTCACTTCCTGCTTCAACAACTGCTACCAACGCAGTTCTTCTTAACCGTTCTGCATCTTCTTCATTCACAGGTATTATTGAACGCATCGGATTGTTCTACCAACGCTGGATTGACCGTCATATTCTCCCACACGTAGCAGATGACCTTAAATGTGGCACCATTGTTCGCATGTTGGGTGGTACAGACGAGTTTGAGAAACTTGTTGAACGTGTTGCGGTATACGAAGTCAACCGAAAGATGGACGAAGAGTACGAAAATGGTCGTATTCCTACCGATGAGCAGATTATGCAAGCTGTTGAGGTTGCAAAGAAGCAGATTATGGCTCGCAAAGACCTTTTCATTAAGGTTATTGACGACGTTGTAACCAGTGCAGTCGATACTCACGTCTATATCACCAATGAAGACCTCGATATTTCTGTAACAATCGACAAACTCACGACTGTTCTCCAAATGACACCTGAGTATCGTGAGGTTATTGTTCCTCGCATCTTCGATTTGATGGGACTTCCTAAGCCTGAGCTTCCAAATGTTCCTCGCGAACAGACGGGTTCACTTCCTACTGGAAATCCTTCACAAACAAACGCAGAAGCAATGATTTCTTCGTTCTCAAATGGTCAACGTGACCAAAAGCAACCACGCATGTCTGTTGCTCAGATGTAGACAAGTGGTAATTTGTGTTGTATAGTTTTAAGTAGATGCAAACACTGTCACCAGAAGAAGCAAAACGAAAAGATATGCACAGTTTGGTTGGACACCCAGGGTTCAAGCATATTGAAGCAATCTTTATCGACAAGATTATGGATTTGCAGTCGATAATGAACCTTACAGTTACTTCTGTTGAAGATACGGTAAAGGAGATTTCACTTCGTAAGAATCTTATCGAAGAACTTAAAAGTATTCTCGCTCAGATTAAGGGCGAGGCAAATGCACACGAGTTCGATGATACCGAGGTAGAAGACAAGGACTTGTACGAGAGAGAAGAGTAGCGCACCCGAAACTGCCCCATCGGGCGCACTAACCATTCGCCCTTATCAAGTCTCACTGTACAAATACATATGAATAACGACAACATTACCGAGGAAGCACTACCTGGTGGGGACGGCGTAGAGGAGGTGGAAACCGAATCAACCGAATTCGACCCGTCAGACGCAGAAACGGCTGTTGAAACACCCCAGCAAAAGGAAGCACAATCTCTTTCGTTGGAAGAACTCAACGCCTTTCTCGGAAAAAAGTTCTCCAGCAAGGAAACCGCTTTGAAGTCTATTAAGGATACTTACGGTTTCGTAGGTAAACGAAAACAAGACGCAAAAGAGGAAATTTCAAAAGAAGATTTTATTCCTCGCAGCGAATTCGAGACGATTCTTTTCTACGACAAGAATCCCGAAACTGCGAAGCATCGAGAGGTTATCGACGCTTACGCTAAAGCAAACGGTATTACCGCGCGCGAAGCGGCTGAGGTCCCTGCCTTGAAGTCTCTCATTGAGAAGGCTTCGGGCTTCGAGAAGACAGAAGCATTGAAGACAGTAATGACATCTAGCCCAAAACTCAAGCAGATTAAGACATTGAAGGAACAAGCTGCTGCCGCTGCTCAACGTGGCGACCAAGCAACAGCCGAAAGAATTGCAATGCAAATGATGCGTGAGTCACGAGGCTAAAAGTAAATAATATAAAATTATGTCTGTTGCTAATGCATATCAGACTTACGGTGACGTAAGTCGAAAAGAAGACGTTGTAGAGAATGCTATCGAGATTCTCACAGCGACTGAGGATAATATCCAAAAGTCTCTTGGTAAGACTACTGCTATTGATGAGGTTCACTCATTCCTTACAGATACTCTTGCTACTGCTGGTTCACTCGCTGTTCAACAGGGTGCTGATTTCTCATCTGCTGCTCTTTCACAGCCTGTACGCCTTACTAACATCGTCGAGGAAGTTGCTCGTACCTTCACCGTTTCTCAGAAGCAGGTGGACATCGAACACTACACTGGCGGTAATGAACTCGACCGTCAGACCACGAAGGCTCTCAAGGACTTCTCTAACGGTGTAGAGTTCGACCTCGTACGTTCAACACTCGTCTCGGGTGCTTCAGGTACAACTGCAAAGATGAACGGTATCATCGCTGCAATCTCAAAGTCAACCAACACAACCGCTCAGACTTCGGGTACTGTCTTCTCTGCGTCTATCCTCGATGGACTCATGAAGGACAACTGGGAGAACTCAAACGGTGACGTTGCTACCGACGTTTACACAGGTGGTGGTCTCCGCCAAGTTGTCGATACGTTCGTTCAGAAGACAAACGTTGTTGTCAACACTCCTGGAATGACAGACATCGTACGCACTGTTTCGACATTCGAGACATCGTTCGGTACTGTTAAGTTCATCAAGCACCGCTACGTTGAACAAGCTGCTGACGCTACTGGTCGCGTCCTCGCTATTCGCCCTGAGAAGTTGAAGATTGCATACCTCCACCGCCCAGTGGAAATGGAACTTCCTTCAAGTGGTGCATACAAGAAGCGCACAATCTACGGTTCTATGACTCTCGAAGTCAACAACCAAGATTCAAACTTCTTCGTCTCTGGCTTCAAGAAGACTCTCTAGTTCGTTGTGTTCTCCCTCCTATCCTTTATGGGTGGGGGAACTCATAAAGGAAACGAACTTGACGCTTTGTAAAGTCGGTGGGAAAATAAGTACATGCGACAAGCAACTAAGCAAAAGATTATTGACGCGGTAGACCAGTACAAGCAACAGTTCCCAGAAGAGTACAAGGCATTCATTGCACAGACAATCGAAAGACGAAAAGACCTACGGTCTGAGTTTGCAGAAGCAAAAGGAAAGTACGCACTCAAACGTGTACTCATGGAAATGCCTGAAACTCTCCACAACATCATCAACGACAAACTCGATGTCGGTGAGGTAACAGAGTTCTCTGCGAAAGAAGCGGTAATTTGGTTTGCCCGTACTTACAAAGAATTTGCACTACCTGAGAAAATCTAATGTTTATTGCTCTTTCACTTATTGTTAAGGCTGATGACGCAGAAGCAAAACTTCTCGACCGTTGCTTGGAGAATGTTGAGCCTCACGTAGATGCTATCTACATCTATTTCTCAAACAAAGACGGTTCATGGAATGATTCGTGCGCCAAGGTCGCCGATAAGTACAATGCAAGTTATGTCTTCGCTCGTTGGGAAGATGACTTTGCGAAGGCACGCAACAATGCGTTCGCACTCGTACCTGAATCAGTAGATTACATCATGTGGTGCGATGCTGACGACGTATTCAAGGGACTCGATAAACTACGAGACACCATTGAATCATCAAAGGCAGACGGTTACGCGATGTGGTACCTCTACGACTTTGACGAGTACAAGCAACCAACTGTTGCTCACAAGAAGACAATGGTTATTAAGCGCGGTGCTGCTGAATGGGTTGGTAAAATCCACGAAGACCTCATGCCTAAGCGTGATTTGGATATTCGATTTATTGAAGGCATTGACCGTATTCACCTTACGACCGAGAAGCGAGCGGGAGAGAATCTTGAGCGCAATCTTCGTATTGCTAAGGTATCGTTGGAAGAGAATCCAAACGACCCACGCAACTATTGGAACGTAGCGAATACACTCTCTGGTCTTGGTCGTTGGAAAGAAGCAATTACTGCTTTTATTTCATTCGTCGAAGAATCGCAATCAGACGACGAGAAGTATCTTGCGCTTATGCGTATGGCTGGTTGTTACGATGCGCTTGGCGACAAGGAGAATGCGAAGAAACATATGTACTTGGCTATGGGTCAGAACCCAGAGATGCCTGACGCATATCTACAAACAGGAAATATGTTCTACGCTTGGGGGAACTTTAAGCAAGCAAAGCGTTATCTATTGCACGGTCTCAAACAGAAACCTTCGTATCACTCGATGATTGTATTCAATCCACGCGATTACGACTACAACCCTTTGATGCTCTTGTCGAAATGCTACTTTGCACTCAACGAACCGTCACTTGCGATTCCGCCACTTGAAGCGTGCATGAAAATCTACCCAGAGAACAAGAAGTTGGGGGAGATGCTTGACGCGATGAAAGAGCAAGAAAACAAAGACAAAGCAATCGCTGAAAAAGTTAAATCTCTTGTAGGAGAAAAGGATAAAGCAAAGGTTAAGAAGATTCTTGATGGATTCACTGTCGAGGAACGCTCTCACCCTGCCGTGTGTTCTCTCTATAATCAGATTTTCGTAAAGGAAACATCGTCGGGTAAAGACTTGGTATTTTATTGTGGTTTCACGACCCACGAATGGAACCCTGAAATGTTCAAGACAAAGGGTGTTGGTGGTTCAGAAGAATCTGTAATCCACTTGTCAAAGCACTTGAAGAAACTCGGTTGGAATGTAACTGTGTACGCAAACATTGGTCGTACAGAGATGGAATCAGATGGTGTCATTTGGAAACCATTCTGGGCTTACAATGTACGAGACAAGCAAGACGTTACAATCCTGTGGCGCAGTCCTAAGTTGTGCGATTACGGACTCAACTCAGGTAAAGTAATTGTAGATTTGCACGACGTTGTATCACCAGAAGAATTCACGAAGGAACGCCTCGCAAAGATTGACAAGATTCTAGTAAAAACACACTACCACCGCAGTTTGTTCCCAAACGTCTCAGACGAGAAGTTTGCTGTGATTCCAAACGGACACACGATTTCTGTTGTTGAAGAGATTGAGAAGGACCAATACCTTATGGTCAACACTTCGTCACCAGAACGTTCTCTCGATACTCTTCCTGCACTGTTTAAGCGTGTAAAAGAAAAGGTACCGCAAGCACGTCTTCAGTGGGCATATGGTTGGGACATCTACGACAACGCGCATTCAGACAATCAGAAGATGATGGACTTGAAGGCACATATTGTTAAAGAAATGGAAGATGCAGGTGTCGAAGTACTTGGTCGTCTCTCACAGGGAGAAGTTGCGAAGTTGTACCACCGAGCAAACATTCTTGCTTACCCAACTGTGTTCTCCGAAATTGATTGTATCTCAGTTAAGAAGGGTCAATCTGGTGGTGCGATTCCTGTAACAACAAACTACGGCGCGCTGGAAGAATCAAATAAGTATGGAGTAAAGGTTGCGGTAGACCCTAAGATGTATGACGCACCATTCGGTCTCAAAGACGAAAAGGCACAACAAGAATGGGTAGATGCTTGCGTGAAGATTCTTAAAAAGAAGATTGGTGACCGTTCAGAGATGAAGAAGTGGGCTGACGAAAACTTTACTTGGGAATCAATCGCTAAAAGGTATAATGACGCTATATGAGTAACGAATCACTACTGCAAGGAATAGACATTAAGTTCTTTGCTGATGTTTATGAGTGGATTGGTGCAAACCAAATGGACTTGGAAGACCCAGTTCGTTTCGCAAAGATTAAGGATATTATTGCGTACATCAAAGATAAGCCAGACCCAAAGCACATTATAATCAAGGCTATCAACTCAAAGAACACCGATAAGGTTCAACATCTTTGGGAGTATGTTCAGGTTCGTCAGAAGGCTGAACAGTTGATGTCTGAATACGAGAAGATGGAGGAAATGGAAGGCGGTATTTCAGAGAAGTTTGAAGATACACAGTCTGAAGAAGACGCTTTTGAACTATCTCGCGTGCGTGAGATGAAGGGTAATCTATATAAAGACCTCGAATATGCCCAAGAAGAAATCAGAATCTACGAGAAGTAAGATTGCGTTTGTCTGGCAGGGAGTATCGAACGAAAAGATATTCAACCAGTGGAACGACGGACTTCGTGAAGCAGTGCGTATACTCTCGAAGAAATACGACATTTCATTCCATGAACCGTGGGACAACATATCAGGTGTAGATGTGATTCTTTATTGGGAAGCACCTTGCACCATAAACGGTAGCAACGCGCCACACTACAATAAAGTAAGGCAGAACACGATAAAGAAGGCTCTTCTATTCGCTGGTGGTCCGATTCAAAAGGAATGGGTAGACGGTTTCAATATCGTCTGTGTAGAGTCAAAGATTAACTTCGATGAGTTCTCACAACTTGGTGTAGAGGTGTACACCGCGTTTGGAATCAACGATAAGGTGATGAAACCAAAGAAACTTCCAAAGAAGTGGAAAGCTATTCATCACGGAACATCTGCATCATGGAAGAGACAGTGGTTACTTGGTGAAGCATTTGGTGCTGACGCTATTGTTGTTGGTCGTCATCAGAAAGAAGACCCGTATCCATTCGATAAATGTAAAGAGTGCGGCTCAACCGTAATTGAAGAGAGTAGGGCAGAAGACATCTGTGATTACCTAAACCAATCGCATGTTCTTGTTCAGTCTGCTGATTATTGGGGTGGCGGACAACGCGCAACTCTCGAAGCAATGTCGTGCGGTATCCCTGTTGTCTGTATGACTGATAGTCCGAAGAATCGCGAGTACATCGAAGAAAGCGGTGCGGGACTTATTGTTGAGCCTAGCGTCGGGCATATCAAGACCGCTGTTGCTGACATTATTGAGAATTGGTCTGATGAGGAAAAGGCGCGTGGTATTGCATATGTTCAATCCAAATGGACAGCACAACACTACGCAGATAGTCTTGACTTTGTTATAAAAAAGTTGTCTAATTAAGATATGAAAATCTCCGTAATTACTCCTTCGATTCGACCAGAATATCTCGATATGACACAGGAGTGTTTGGAGAGACAAACATTTAAGGACTTCGAGTGGAATGTGGTATTGGGACTGAGAAACGGAGAGTGGACACTTCCATCTGACTGGAATCGGCTCATTCGTCAGTGTTCAGGAGACATTATTGTGATGCTCCAAGACTGTATTAAGATTCCCGACGATGCTCTTGAACGTATTGCGAAACTTGACCACGATATGAAGGGGTACACATTCCCTGTTGGAAAGGCAAAGTTCTATGATGCACGCGCTAAGTGGGATTGGCGCAAGCACGTTAATGGGAAGGTTCGACCAGACCAATGGGAGATTGATTTCGCGTCTGCTCCACGTTCTCTTTTCTATGATGTAGGTGGATTCGATGAAGAGTTCAATAAAGGTTGGTCGTGGGAGAATGTTGAGATTGCACACCGCGCAGAGATGGCTGGATACAATTTCTTCTGTGAGAACAAACTTGCTGTTGTTGCAATGGACCACGATGCAGTTATGAAGCACCCATTCCGTACAACTCGTGAAGCAAACAATCTTCGTGCATACAACTCTCGTATGGACGCGATTAATGGTGACTGGAAGAAGAAGTACCTATAATCGGATATATAATTGGAAATAGGATTATCGGGCAGATAACCTATTTTCCATGACCTTAGGAGACATCAATTCAAAAATCGAACAATTAACGGGCGCAGATACAACTGCGTACCCTATTGCTTCTCGCGTCATTGACGCAAACATCTGGCTCGAAAAGGTCGTGGGTATGATTCTTGATTCGCAAGATGAGTCAGACTATGACGACCCAAACTGGTCTGACTATGCGATTTTGACTACACCTCTTGTTGCAGGACAGCGCGACTACGCGATTCCTGTTTCAGAGCAGGTGTTGAACATTAAGCGTATTGATATTTGTTACGACGGTACAAACCCTTATCGTGCTACCCCAATCGACGCTGGTGAGATTGTGGAAGGACTTGGTAACGATACACAAATCGACTCGTACTACTCAAAGGCAAGTCCTGTGTACGACACTGAAGGACTTTCATTCTTTATCTACCCTCGCGCAGATGCTACTGATGTAACCAACGGTGGTTATATCCGCGCAATGTGGAGCCGTAGTCCAAAACACTTCACCACATCTGATTGGAACACTGGAACAGTTATTCCTGGATTCGATTACACATTCCACGCAATGCTTGCATACGGTCCTGCTATGGAGTACGCAATCTCAAAGCAAATGCCACAGGCAAAGGCATATGCAGACATTATTGCTGACTTTGAGTCTCGTCTTCGCCGACAGTACGGCTCAAAGCAGAAAGACCGTGTGATGCAACTTGTCAGTACTTACATAGATTACGATTAAAATATGGCTACATTTACAAAATTCCAACCGTTCGTAGAAGCACTCGCTGAAAAGGTACACAACCTTGGTTCAGACCAACTCGTTGTCGCTCTTACAAACACAGCCCCGAACGCAACAGACGCTACGCTTTCTCAAATTACAGAGATTTCGTACACAAACTGTTCGTCACGAAACATAACAACGACTTCGTCTGCACAGACATCGGGAACATACAAACTAGTTCTTGCTGACTTGGTTCTCACTGCTTCTGGTGGTTCTGTCGGTCCATTCCGTTACGTTGTTGTTTATAACGATACTTCTGCGTCAGACAACCTTATCGCTTACTACGACTACGGCTCTTCAATCACGGTAGCTTCTGGTGAGACATTCACAGTAGACTTCAACGCTTCGACTGGATTCCTAACGAACGCTTAACATGGCGGTAGCATTTGTAGCGTCTGGTTCTGGCTATGCTGGTTCTGGTACAAGTCTTACATATGCTTTTAACAATTCTTCTACATCAAACTATTTGATTGTAGGAGTTATTGACTACGGTTCATTTGTAACAGGAGTTACCTATGCTGGTGTCTCAATGACACAGTTACACTCACGAGGAATCGCGGGCGGAGGAGGAACACTGCGAATGTATGGACTTTCATCACCCGCTAGTGGAAGTAACAACGTCGTCGTAACCAAAAGTTCTGCAAACAACCTGATTGCATCTGTCGTTGGTTCATATTCTGGTGCAAGCGCGACACAGCCAAACGCTACTGGCGATAATGCAGCAACTTCGGGAACATCTTTGTCTGTGACTGCAACATCTTCTGTTGCTGGTGCTTGGGCAATCATGGTTGGTTGGAATGATAACGGTGCCACTATTGGTGCGGGAACTAACACAACTAAGCGTGTAGAAAACGGTACTTATGGTGGTCTTGGATTGTTCGACAGAAATCAAGCCACATCGCCAGCGGGTGCAGAAACACTTACATTTACCCGTGCAAACGGACAATTTACTGGTGTTTCTATTATGCTAGCAGAACAACCATCTGGTTATACGATGACAGCAGATGTTGGAACATTCACACTCACAGGGCAAGATGCAAACTTGTTGTTCGGTAGAAAACTAATAGCAGACGTTGGTTCATTTATTCTCACTGGATTCGATGCCGTTCTCCGTTTAAACCAAGCATACCGAATCATTGCTGATGCTGGTGAGTTTGTTCTCACATTCTTTGGATTGGGTGGCTGGATTGGTATGCAAAAGAACTCATCAACGTGGGAAAACGGAGGAAAGAACTCTTCAACTTGGAACAATGGAAGCAAGAATTCATCTACGTGGTTAAACACCGAC